CTGATAGTGTTGACAGACTATATTTTCATCTAGTTTGGATAAAAATATTTTCCTAAGTTTTAGTTCTGGAGTGATAAATTTATAATAGTCCTTAACAAACCAGTTCAAGTGTTTCTTTATTGGTTCTGCCAGTTGCAATGTCGTCCATGGGTTATTTTTATATTTGTTTGTTATATAAAAGTAAAGAAGATTCTCAATAAAGACAGCATTATATTCTGCAAGTCTAACATTTATTAAAGATTCTGAATGTTGGTCCCACAAATAATCCCAGTCATAGTCCTCATGAAATCCACATATGAAATGTGCAATATCGTGGGCAGGATATGTTGGTGGTTTCTTATCATTATTTCTGATCTGGGTTATACCATCAGTACAAGTTATCTCACTTACAACTTTTCCATAATCCCAAGACCAGTTTATTTTTGAAATTGTTCTTGACTTACCCATGAGTTTGTGAGTTTAATTTATTATGGTTCCATTCTCCTAGTGTGACACGATTAGAACCACAGACCATCTCTACCAGACCAGTCTTATATTCTTCTACTGTAACCACATAAAAAAGAGATTCGTAGATGTCTTCACGTTGAAGTTTGGTTATTCTATGAACACCATCTTCTAACAGATACCCCGTGTCAAACTTAATAACAATGCCGGGGTAAGAAGTATCAGCATCATCTACCTGCTTCTCTTTGATAGCCTCTGGATAACATATATCAGAATGCTTGATTGTGATTGGTTCACGATCGTCTGTAACTGTTTTATATGACCTATTCTTACGACGCATCATTATGTTCAGTATGAATTCTTATAAGTTCATCATCTGCCGGAACCATTACTACTTCATGTTTTCCGTTTGTTATTCCTATTGACTCACCATTCTCAACTTTTGAGATTAGTTCTTCCCAGTTCTCTTGCCAGTGTTCCACGGAATAAAATTTCATTCTTGTAATATGTATATGATTATTATTTCCACAATCCCACCACAATCAGAAGTCCTTGAGCATAGAAGAACAGTAATACTGAACCTATACAAGCACTAATGAGTGAGGCAGTTTTGTTGTGTTTATCGATAGCCTTATCGATCATCTCCTGACACTGTTTTTCTGTAATACAGTTATGAGACATAATCACCTAATTTCAAAATCAAGTTTTTTTACCTTTCGGTTTCTTCTCTCTTCTTGATACATCAAGTCTTGAGAAGACAGAACATCTTTTTGTTTAGTGTTCTTCTGGGAATTTAACATAATAACTTTGTTTAAGTCAACTGCAGAAATTTTTTCTCCAATGACTGTCATCATGTTAGGACATCCGCACGACTGTGTTTTGTTAGTGCCGTGTATCTCCGTGTTGCATTGTTTGCACCTTACTATCAACATGATAGTATAACCTCTTTACTAAAGTAAATTCTTTAATCATTTGATATATCCATTCTCAACTAGCCATTCTCTTGTCATTGGAGTAGGTTCATATACTTCCCACATATTACCTGCTGCACATGCTGCAAGTGCATTTGCGGTTACTGCTTCAGTTCTACCTGCCCAACCTGCTTCTGCTTCCCAAGGAACTGCTGATGATGGATATGTTCTTTCTGCCATCTCTCTCCAGATCACGGGAATAGAATCCTCTGGTTTGATGATAGCAATCATACTATTATTGATGGTTCCTGCCATACAGTCTTGAGCAGCATGCCAACCTTCATGTCTCATCACACTCATTAATACACCTTCTTTGTTCATGAAGTTGGTGTTGAGAAAGAAGTTGTTAGTTACTGTATGATATACCCCTCTATGACCTGGTGGAAAGTATTTCTCATCCGCTAGAAAAACTTTAACTCCGATCTTATCAAGGGCCCGGACAATTGAATCAAACTCAGAAGCGACATTACTATAACTATCACTAGGATAATACTTTTGAATGTCTCTAATTGATCTGACTTGTTGAATATCATCAGTGCAATCTCCAAGCAACATACATCCCATAGAATCATATGTCTTCCAACCCTTCACTTCAGGGTCAGCCATCACTGGAGTAGCAAGAACCACTGATGACAATAATGCTGCAAATAATTTCTTCATAATTTCTGTATGATAAATGAGTCTACATGTACCAACCAACTAAGGTTGTCCTGTCCCCAGACTTTAGAGGATTCACTCTATGTAGTTTGTCTGAAGGGAAGACAATAAAGTCTCCATAATCAAACTTTCTTTTGTATATATTACCATTACTTTCCTTTATTTCAAACTCTGCACCAGTATAATCTTTCTCATAACTTAAACAATATACAATAGAAAGTCTCCTATCACCTATACTACTTGTAGGTTCAGAGTTATCTTTGTGCCAACCATAAAAATCTCCCTCACCAATGTACCTAGTGTATTGTATACATGACTCCCATTCATGTTTAAGATCCATTTTCCACTTCATATCATTAATATAAATGATAGCCTTTCTCAGTCCTTGTTCAATAAAGTTGACTTGGCTTATACTAATGCCTTTGGTCTTACACTTTCTAATACTAAGGTTTTCAGCCACGTCACCACGAACTGCACCAATATCTAGATCATTATCGTCAGGAAAATTTCTTTTACAGCTTCTTAATACTTCATCAGAAGCCTCAACAGACCCAAAGTTTCCTACAAAGTAATCGTCAGTTAGAATTTTGAATGGCTTCATTCTTTTTTGTTCTAAAATAAAGTTTGTAGTATCTCTTTTTCATCTCATCAAGAGTATTCATATCATCCTCAAATCCCATATACTTAAGGTTTTGATATGTACCTTCCATCTCACTAATAAGTAAAAGGAGGTTTGTGGATTTTACTGGACGACCACCAAATGAATATTTTGAATGACTCATAGAAATAAAATATAACGGGTCAGGAGGGACTCGAACCCCCGACCAACGCATTAGAAGTGCGATGCTCTGTCCATCTGAGCTACTGACCCCTGTGGTAGTTCCTATCGCCGCTAATCCTGAACTACCAAGGGGATCACCGCAGTGGTCTCTCAACCACCCTCATAATATAGACTACTCTTGAGTCTTTGTCAAGTGACTCAGTTATGCCAACACCATCTTCTTACTATAATCATATGCATACTGTTCACGGTATCCTTTGATTCCCCATCCTAACCAGTAGTATGCATGTGACATATACTGAGGAATAGTATTTCCATGTCCCTCAAACTCAGGGAGGACACGTTGGAAGATTGGTTCGTTAATCATCCAACGAACTTGACCTTCTAGACTACTAGGATCACACTGATATTTTGCACAGAAGTTTCCAAGTCCTCTGTAACGACCGATACTAGTCCACTGAATCAAACCAAATCCACCAGACTTACATTCACTATAAGAGACACGAGCACCACCTTCACAGATGTTAGTACGAAAGTTTGATTCTGATTTAATATTTCCCATGATCGTTGCGAGAGCATTACGATCATTGATTTTAGTATATTCCTGAAGTTTCTTAAGAACATATTGCTCATTGGGAGAACAATCTAGGCACTTCCATGTAGGTTCTACTTTAACAGGAACAGAAGTATCCTCACTGACAGTATCAATAGAACTCAAAGTAACATTACTCAGTTCTCTATCAAGTCTTGTAGAGGCTGCTCCTGAAAGTGTTATAAGAGGAATAATGCTCAACCCAATAAAAATTTTCTTAATCATTAATTTTAATAAATTTACTTGTCAAAATAATCTTTACGATAGTATCGTCCAAGAATGTTGGAATTGTAGTACAGGGGTGTCTCATCTGTCAACTTTTGTGATAGGACCTCGTTCAGAAACAACTGACGGGTCTCCTCAAAGTTTACCTTTCCCAATGTCACATGGAGTGAGATGATCTCTCTACTAAAAGATTCCTTTCCATACTTTGTAAGATCGTCCTTAAGCTCTGGACAACTTCCGTAGTATTTTTTCCAGTCACTTTCAGTTGTAACTCTTCGTCTTGACTTGTTCTTAACTGTAGCTCTAGGCTTTCGTTTGGACCAGAAATACTTTCTACCGATGTATTTTCTACCATTCTTGAGGTTTGTAATCCTATAGACAAAGCCGAAAGAATCACCAATGTCCTCAGATAGAAAAGGTTGTCCTTGAAACAACCACGGATTTTCGTAATCACACACATATCCATCGTATCTGTGGTATTTAGTGGCTCCTCATGGAACCACCAATCATCCTGTCTCTTGGCCTTAGCCTTAGAGTTGGAATCCTGAGAACGTGTCTTTTTTGACATCTTGTTTAATACCTCCAACGATATAACTCTCGACTTCTGTTTCTTGAGGAGCAACTTGAAGACCCTTAGAAGAGATCCAATGTTGTGTCCAGGGAAGAGGATTGTTCTTAGCAGCAACATCATACACAGGTTTCAGGCCAATAGCCTTCATACGGCGATTAGCAATCCACTCAACATATCTTTGAAGAAGAACATCATTCAGACCGATCATTGATCCATCACGGAACAGATAGTCTGCCCACTTCTTCTCTTCGTTTACAGCACGGTCAAACATTGCGTAAACCCACTCTTCTTCTTCCTTGGCAATCTGCTTCATTTCAGGATCATCACCCTGCTTCCACTTGTTCAGAATGTTCTGGGTAATAGCCAGGTGTTGGTTCTCGT